TAGCCTACAATCTGTTGAAAGCTACGGTGTCCCATAGTTCGTCGTTGCACTTGTGCATAACGCGCTTGGAAAGCAAAGAAACTATTAAATCCCAAAGCCCTGTCTTTTAGAAAGTCACACTGACTAAACAAATCCATCGGGCTCTTTGTAATAGGCGACCCTGTCAATATGCGTCGGTACAAAGCCCGCTCTCGTAGCGCTACAAGATTTTTGGTCCGCAGCGCTTTGCGGTTTTTTATCGTGGTGCTTTCGTCGATAATCATCATGTTCTCAGGGTTTTGAAACAAAAACGCCGTGGCGGCATCCAATCCCCGTTGTGAACTAAACGCCTCGACATTAATCACAAATATCTTCACGCCATCAAATTTCTCAGTAATAAAATCCACAAGGTCCGAATCATAACGCTTAGATTTAATCGTGCGCCAAGACATAACTTTCTTTTCGATTCGGTCTGGAAAGTGTGTTTCAATCTCACCCTTTGCCCAGTTGTCGTACACACCTTTAGGTGCAACAACCATAGCCGCATTAATCTTACCGGCCTCATAAAGCACAGCTATATTATCTATAGCTACCTTCGATTTGCCTGTACCCATCTCCATAAATAACGCATAATACTCCGCGGCCCACGATTCTTCCAAGGCCACACGTTGGTGGTCATACGGTCTAGTTTTAAATTCGAAATCTAACATCTTGCCCCTTGCGATTTTTCTTGTTGACATTCTTAGCGTATAAGATATTATCCGTTTTTGTCAAGGCCCGAAAGGTGCCTTTAATCGCGAAAGGAGAAAAACGATGAATGACGATATCTTCAAACAGCTTGAAGAGGACTTTGAAGAAACCTTATCTTCTGTAAATAAAGTCGATCAAGGTGGTCTAACAAGTTTAGCATCACTGGCTCGACAAATACAAGAGGAAGAAGGCAACATTGCCAAATTAGAGGATACTCTGAAACAGGCAAAAAAGAAGCTTCTTAAACTTACTGACGAAGACATGCCCGCTGTAATGCAAGAGGTAGGCATGAATAAGTTTGAACTGGATGACGGTTCAATGGTTGAAGTCAAACCGACCTACGGTGCTTCAATACTTGTAGACAATCGGCCTCAAGCTTACGATTGGCTACGTGAAAATGGATATGATGACATCATAAAGAATAATGTCACATGTTCGTTTGGGCGTGGTGAGGACGATAAGGCATCCGCCTTTAAAGCATTTGCTTCTAAAGAAGGTTATGTTGCAAATCAAAAAACAGAAATACACTCGCAGACATTACGGGCTTTTGTAAAAGAGCGAGTGGAAGCAGGCGACGCGTTCCCAATGGAATTGTTTGGGGCGTGGGTAGGTCAACGCGCAGTTATTAAGAGAGGAAAATAAAATGGCTGACAATAAAGCAGTTGCAAAAAAGCAAGCGTCGAACGTAGTAGAGTTTGACATGTCTGTATTAGAAGCAGACGCCAGTGTTGGATTTGAAAACATTGGTCAGGAAGATTTAGCTCTTCCATTTCTAAAAGTGTTATCTGGTAACGATCCCGTTCTGGATGACCGTAACTTTAAAGGCCGTAAAGGGGATATATACAATACGGTTACGGGACAATGCTTTGATGGAGAGACGGGTGTTAAGGTTATACCTTGCGCGTATCAGCGTCGATTTATTCAATGGTCCCCAAGAGGACAAGGCAGTGGGGCTCCTATTGCCATGTACGCACCGGATGAAGCGCGTCCGGAAACAGAGCGTTCGCCTGACGACAATAAAGATTACGTCAAAGGCGGCGAGGGCGATTACATCGAAGAAACGCATCAACACTTTGTGTTGCTTGTCAACGACGATGGTGCCGCCGAAACTGCTCTGATTGCTATGAAGTCTACGCAACTTAAAAAGTCACGTAAATGGAATAGCATGATGATGAGCAGACAGATACAAGGCAAGAACGGACCCTTTACTCCGCCACGCTTTGGATTTGTTTACAACCTCAAGACTACCTTTGAAGAGAACAGCAAAGGTTCTTGGCATGGTTGGGAAATGTCCGTTGAAGGACCTACTCCAAATCTCGATCTTTATAATCGATCCAAGGAGTTCGCAAACAGCATTACCGCAGGGGACGTTGTTGTCAAACATACGAACGATGAATCTGGTAGCAAAGAAGATATACCGTTTTAATCATCACGAGGCGGGGCATTAGCCCCGTCTCTCTCGTATGGGGGCAGTAATGGAAATTAATAAGTTTGCATCCATCTTTGATGGACTGAAGGAAGCTTACGGCTACTTCAAAATAGAAAAGACAGGCTCAAATGGCAAAGCCAAGGGTAAGGCAGGCGTGTTACGCGAACCTCGGACCCCGGAGCTTTGGCATAACCACTTGCTTGGTAAAACCACGGGGCTCGGCATTATACCGATCAACGAGGATAATAACTGTAAGTGGGGCTGTATAGATATTGACCAGTATCCTTTGGACCATAAAGTTCTGGTTGAGAAGATACGACGGTTAAAGTTACCTTTGGTGGTATGCCGATCTAAGTCGGGCGGAGCGCATTGCTTCCTGTTCTCTACAGAGTGGGTAGAAGCACGGGACATGCAGAAAGCTCTGCAACATATGTCCGCGGCTCTCGGCTATGGCGAAAGCGAAATCTTTCCCAAGCAGGTTAAATTGCACTTGGACCGTGGGGATGTAGGTAACTTTCTAAACCTACCGTATTACGATGCAGAGAACGGATTGCGGTATGCTTTTCTTGATGACGGTACGTCGGCATCCATAGAAGAGTTTTATGAACTGTACGATAAATTTGTACAGACGCCGGAAGAGGTGGTTAAGCTACAGGTCATGAGTAGTGGAGAAACAGAACTGCTACAGGACGGACCACCATGCCTACAGATCCTTTGTAAGTCCAAGATTAGCGAAGGTGGCAGAAACAACGGTCTGTTTAACATTGGCGTTTATTTACGGAAAGCGTATCCAGATAGTTGGGAGTCAGAAATACTCAGGTACAATATGGAGTTCTTGTCTCCGCCTTTGCCTCTGCCAGAAGTAAACGTAGTCGCCAAGCAAGTTGCGCGGAAGGACTACGCTTTTAAATGCTCGGATGCTCCAATCAACGCGCATTGCAATAAGGACCTATGCCGTACACGGAAACACGGTATAGGAGCCGCTGTAAGCGGTGCTACAATAGCCAACCTACGCAAATACAACTCAGTACCGCCTGTATGGTTTATGGACGTTAACGGAGAGCCTCTGGAGCTAGACACGGAAGCGTTGATGAACCAGAAGCGGTTCCAACATATCTGCACAGAGCAACTTAACTTCATGCCTCGGTCCGTTGCCAACCAACAATGGGAAAGTCGGATAAGCACCTTGATGACTGAAATGCGCGATAACGAAAGTGCAATCATTGAGGTTGCACAAGATGCAAGCATCAGCGGGCAGTTCTACGATTACTTAGAAGAGTTCTGTCGTCACCAACAACAGGCGCAAGATAAAGAAGAAATATTATTGCGTCGCCCTTGGACAGACGAGGATTCTGACATAACATTCTTTAGACTAAAAGATTTCGAAGGCTTTCTTCGCAAAAATAAGTTTTTCGAATATAAGTCACATAAGATAGCCCAACGCCTACGGGACATTAACGGCGAGAGTGTTGTTTTAAAAATTAAAGGGAGGGCCGTAAGAGTGTGGAAAATACCATCTTTTGAAAGTGCGGACATGGACTTTACCGTACCGCAGTTCGGATCACAAGGGGAGGCTCCGTTTTGACCGAAGACCGTAATCAGGAAATCGTGCGACTGATAGATCAACAACGCATGACAAAGACCGCCGTTGCAAAACGTTACAACGTCTCGAAACAACGTGTGCAACAAATATACAAACGGGAGAAAGAAAGACATGTTGAGGATATTCGGACCGCCGGGAACAGGGAAAACAACGACGCTTCTTAATATGGTGGACGATGCTCTGGCTAGTGGTGTGCATCCGCACCGGATAGCCTTTCTCGCTTTTACCAAGAAGGCCGCCACAGAGGCCAAGGAACGCGCCGCACAGAGGTTTAACCTAGACCCTAAGAAAGACTTAATGTTTTTCCGTACACTGCACTCATTGGCGCTTACAATGACGGACATACGCCCAGAGCAAGTTATGCAGGCAGAGAACTACCGCGAACTCAGTAAAGCCATTGGTATTACGCTGAACGAGGCCAAGTCTGTAAACTTTGACAACGATCTGCCCGACATGGTGTCTGGGTCAGATCCGGTACTTGGTATTATTAACCTGACGCGTCTTAAAAAGTCTGACCTTCGTAAGGAATATAACAACAGTAACCTTGAGCAAGATTGGAACACAGTAAAATATGTGGACGAATGCCTACGCGAATACAAAACAAAGTTAGGACTTTATGATTTCACAGACATGCTACAGGAATTTGTTAATCAATCCTTCGAGTACTGCCCCAAGTTTGACATATGCTTTCTGGACGAAGCGCAGGATCTAAGTGCGTTACAGTGGGATATTGCTCATATACTGGATAAAAGCTCGGAACGTATGTATGCAGCCGGTGACGATGACCAAGCTATTTATAGATGGGCAGGCGCAGACGTAGACCAGTTCATCAACCTACCGGGCGGATCTGAAACGCTTAGTCAATCTTACCGCGTACCGCGTCAGGTTCATAGAATAGCTGAAGGTGTCGTGCGTCGCATTAACAGGCGCTTCCCAAAAAGGTATGAGCCCAAGGACGAACCCGGTAATGTGACGCGGATCGACACTATCAGTGGTTTGGATATGTCGCAAGGTACTTGGCTCATTTTATCACAAGCCGGATACCAATTAAATCCAGTAGCCGCCGACCTACGATCTAGCGGTTACCTGTTTACCTATCGCGGCCACCGGTCCATCTCTGAAAAGATAAGCGAAGCCGTCAACGGATGGGAACAGCTACGCCAAGGCAGAGAGATTACAGGAGACGTAGCCAGAAAAATATATAGCTTCATGTCAATTGGTGAGCGCGTTAAGCGTGGCTTTAAAAAAATACCGGGCATAGAAGATACCGAATTGGTAAACATGTCTGACCTAACGGGTAAACACGGCCTCTTGGCTACCGACGATATGATCTGGTCCGAAGCGATGGATAAATTACCAGAGACAGACAGGGCATACATTACCGCACTGTTACGCAGAAAAGAAAAGTTCAACGGCATACCCCGTATTACAGCGTCCACGATCCACGGTGCAAAAGGCGGCGAGGCAGAGAACGTTGTCCTGTTTACCGACATTAGTCCGGCGGCTGACGAAGAGATGCGACGCAACCCAGACGACATGCACCGCGTATTCTATGTGGGCGTCACCAGAACCAAACAAAACCTCTACATTGTAGAACCAGAAGACGTATCAAGGAGTTATGACTTATGAAGCGTAAGGAAGTACTAGAAGAAGCAGCAAAACTAATTACCGGAGACAGAGCAGAACACTACGGTGATGCTTACGAAAACCACGCTCGTATTGCAGAAGGGTGGAACATAATAATAAA